TGTAAAAGCCATGCCGGTTAATAACTATGAGATAATTGATGATTACACTACATACGTAAAATTTGAGATATATAATAATAACTATCCAGATGAATATTGGGAAAAATGAAATTTAAAATAATACTGAAAACAAAAAATGAAGACGATTTAATAGACATATGGATAAGATACTACTCCAAAATGGTTGGCAAAGAAAATCTAGTCATATTCGATAACAACAGTACTAGTCAAAAAGTTCTGGATGTTTATAGGGAACATGGCATAGAAACCTTGCAAATTAAATCTCCGAATAGTATACATCAATACCAAAACAATAAATTTTTTTACGATGAGTTATTTGCTGGTTGTGATTGGTTTTCCGTCTTGGATACCGATGAGTTCTTATGTGTCTATAAGAACGGAGTCTTTTCTGCGGAAGGCGTCATAGAATTATTAGAAAGTTCCGACAAACAAGTATTAGGATCTATATGGCTAGATCATATGCATGTTGGAGATAGTAAGGAATATTTTAAAATAAATCAAGTTCCTTATATATGTTCTCCAAAGCATAACAAAAACCATGGCAAGTCTATATATAAAACTTCATACTCTGATATTCGCAACTATGGACACAATGCTTGCTGCAAAGATACCTTTGTAGATTCTGGACTTTTTCTATTGCACGTTGACCGAATAGACCCAAAAATAAGAATCAAAAACTGTTTGGACATGGCAATGGCAAATACTATAGAGAAACACCCAGAAATACACAAAGAATTAAACCTTATTCGTAATGGAACATACAATGAAGAATTTTTGACCAAACAATTCAAAGACAATTCGATAACTGGACTTCATAAAATAAGAGAAATTCAACAATACTACTCTGACAAGTACTCATACATTAAAAAATATTATGGAAGCGAGCGAGAGTATATCAGAACTAATCTAATTGATAGTTATGTTTATGGAACTAAATATAGTCAAGAAATAGTGTCCAATAATACTGATTTTTTAGGACTTGAAAACTAAAAGGAAAACAATGGGTCATATATTAAACTTAAAATCAAACTATAATTTAGCTATTTATATTGACAAAGAATTTATTTTCGACGGACCAGATCCTCAAAGACCTTGGTTTTCTTCTACCTCAATAGATGTTAAACTGGTTGATGAAGAAAATAAAGAAATTACTTTGGGCCAACAACAAAAAGATGAGATAATAGTTGTACTTTCAAAAATAGGAAGCATAAATGGAAGTTTAAATATGAATTCAATTGATGTTTTCTATCGAAATAATGATGTCAATCCAAATTTTGATGAAAATTTTTATCAAGAACGATACCCTGAGACAATAGACTTCTATCAGCCATATTGTAAAGATAAAAACATAGATGATAAACACAGGCTTTATTATCATTGGACCTTACACGCAGACAAGACAGACGTAGAAAGTATAGAATACTTTTATGCAACTCACACTTTGATCAAAGACTTTGATGTTGATTTTTATTCCCACAACTACCAAGACACTAAAAATTTCTATCAACCATATTGCGAAGAACAACTGATAGAAAATAAATACAGACTATACTTTCACTGGTTTTTATCAAGCAAACACAAGCGATTCAGATCACATAAACACATGGAAAAGAACCTTTTGTTATTTCAAAAAAACCATGATATTTTTGTTGACAACCCAACTTGCATTATCGTACACGCTTATTTTTTTGATGTGTGGGAGCAAGACATGGCGCCCGCAATACAAAAAATAACAATACCCTATGACCTATACGTCAGTTTACCCGAAGGCGATAACTTTACGCAGAAAAAAGATGCCATACTATCCATTTTTTCAAAAGCCATTGTGGTCGCAGTGCCAAATGAAGGAGCCGATGTCGGTCCATTTTTTGAAGTACTGAGGCTAATTTTCAATTCAAATAAACATTATGATTATTTGCTCAAACTTCATTCAAAAAAATCTACGCACTTGACCAAAGAATTTTCTATGATTTTTAGGCGTCATTTTTATCGTAATTTGTGCTATAATTTAGACTACTGTATAGACACTATGAATAAAAACTTGGACATAGGCATGGTCGGACCCCCAGACAGCATCTTGGAACTTACCGAGGATGAAGATAAAGATAATATATCATTGTTCAATCAACTAATTGAAGAATTCGGCATCAAAGATAGATCCATTAGTTTCATAGCCGGAACTATGTTCGTATGCAGATTTGAATTACTTACCAAGTACTTCAACAAAGACAAGACTTATGATTTTGAATATGGACACAAAACATTCGGAACCTTAGCCCATGGCTTTGAAAGATTGTTCGGCAATATTGTCCGTAATGAAAATCAGAAAATACACTTGCTAGGAGAAAAAATATGATAAACATTCCAGTTTCTATAGGAGAGTTGATCGATAAGATTAGCATCTTAAAAATCAAGTCAATTAAGATAAAAGATCAAGATAAACTTAAAAATATACATAATGAGTTGGGCTTATTGCTTTCTATAGTTTCAGACCTTAAAATAAATCAAAAAAAAATGTACAATGAGTACATATACATGATGTATGAAGTAAACAACTGTTTGTGGAATATAGAAAACGAAATTAGAGAACTTGAAGCAAAAAAGCAGTTTGATGATTTGTTCATAGAAACTGCTCGCAAGGTGTATGAATTCAATGATAAAAGATCAAAAATAAAAAAAGAAATCAATATTGCCTATGGGTCTGATATAGTTGAAGAAAAGTCTTATACTAATTATGCTTATTAAACATAAATAAGGTCTGAAAAAATGCAATACACACACTTAGTTTTAAATCATTTACCAAAATGTGCCGGAAGCAGTTTAAGGCATTCTTTTTATGAAGCTTGCAAAAACAATCCATATTTCTCTAAACATAATATTTATATATCTATGTTAACACACGGCAATATAAGTCTACATAGAAATAAAGATTGCATACCGGCAATACACGAACAAACTAAGATGTTCATAGATCATAGTACTACAAACTTTATTGAAGATAAATTTTCATTAAACTATGAAAAAACATATAGAATATTTATAATGCGAAATCCTATAAAAAGATTTATAAGTCACAGTCTGTTTTTTGAAAAAAAACATCCTAATGATTTGACTAAAGAAGAGTTGGATCGTTTTGTTTTAAAATTTGGATTTGTCGGAATAGAGATGCTAACAGATTATTTGCATAAAAAAGAAACTATAGAAAAAAAATTAGAAATTGCAAAAAAAGAAGTCAAAAAGTATAACTTTATTTTTTTTCAAGAAACTTTTGAAGAATGTATTAATAATTTTAATGAATTAAATCCATTTTCTTTGAAACTATCAAATATTAAAAACAATTTATCAAATAATGATGATGTTAAAATAAAAAAAAATATTGAAAAATATTTAGAAAATAATCTTAAGTTTGAAATAGAACTTTATGAATCTTCTATCTGTAAAAAACTATGATTTGTAAAAACAAAATGATTAAACAATTATGGAAATATTACAAAAAACTATACGAATCTTGCGATTCAAATTTAAATTTTTTGGAAACAATTAATAAATTTCCTGATCGTGTTTTAGAAATGGATGAGAGTCTAATAAAACGAGGATTAAACAATAAAGATTTATTGATTAAAGAACATCAATCTGGTAAAGAAGAATTGTATACTTTGTTTTTAAAAAATGAACTGAGAACAATCAGGCTTGGAAATATAGAATCTAGGTTTTTAATCAAACAAGCGTTCGATAAAGACACGATAGGAGATTTTGAAAAACTCAAAGATAAAAATGATGATTTCAGAATGAGGAATAATGCAGGTCTTTATTACAATGAAGTCTACGATAGTCAAAATGTTCATAAATGGTGGTGCGATAATACACTTGATTTTATACAAAATCCCAATACGACTTTAACATCTTGTTTCTTATTCCTTTATAGTGATTTATACTTATTTTCATTGCTAGATATAAAAAGGAGTATTATAAATTTTAGTTTTTTAGTGGATTTAATAACTCTATTTGAATCTAAGAAAGTTCTTGTTGTTTCCAATGGAGCCGAGTCAATGAAAAAATCTTTTGACATGGGGCTTCAAAGAGCCTACAAACAAAAGATACCCAAATTTAAATTGTATTGTCTAGAGAGTCCTCAAACTACAATAGGAATGCCATATCCTCAAAAAAATAGCATTGAAACAACAAGACTCATTTTAGATGAAATTGATCAAAAATATGGAGATTTTGACGTTGCTTTGTTAGCTTGTGGTTGTTATGGACCACCAATAAGCAATTCACTAGCTAAAAAATATCCCAATAAAAATATCATCTACATGGGAAGTATGTTATACACAATGTTTGCGCTTTATTCTCACGGTATTCAGAAACCCGTATTTAATACCAAATTGTTCAACACAGATGGTTTCATGAAAATTCCCAAAAAATGCCCAGAAGTGTGTAAAAAGATTGACAACGGAAAATATTGGTCTTAAATCGTATTTTTTATCATTTCTGCTGCATACTTTTCATAAGATAAAAGATTGTTTATTATCATATTGGTTCTGTTCTCTGTAGATGTGCCTAGTCCTTCTAAAATTGGGTTATAGAAAACAGGATTTGAAAACTGTAGATTTAGTATGTTCCTATGATATATTCTCAAGTTTTCAAATACAGGAATCCAATTAAACTGAAATCCTGATCGTATGAATTTGTCAATTGAATCAACTAATTCCTTAGGATTAATGTTGATGCATTCAAAATCCCGTCTAATATCATAATTGTAGCAAGGACTCAAATTCAAATGATAATCACCACCGCCACTACCGTGATTTAAATTGTACCAACACCCACTGTTATGATATCTGTGTATTTTTGTCATAGGATTGATTGGTCCGTATATTATGTAACTTGGAACATTCAACAATTGAGCCACATGAGAAGGGCCAGAGTCAACACCTACAAATAAAAATGCGTCGTTAATTAATCCAAACATTTCTTCAATAGAACCATTTCTGTGATCATATAAAATATTGCTATCTTTTAGAGACTGAACTGCATTTTCATACTCAACACAATTCAACTTTTTAAAGGTTTGTCCTATCAATACAATCTTGTACCCAACAGAAAAATACTTAATTAAATCAATGAGCTTCAATGGATCTGGCATTCTACCCTCAAAACCAGATCTTTGAGAGTCCAAATGCAATACGACATATTTTTCTTTTGCAAATTTTTTGCTTACAAAGTCCTTGATATTTTTTTCATCAGTGTCTAAACTAATTACATTTAGCTTAGATGCAATCATATCCATTGTATGCATGGGATACGAATAATTTAATTGTCCAATGCTATAGATCGAATCATATTGGTCTACTTCATAATCTTTTACAATATTAGCGTTTGAAAAAAAGTTGTACAAAAAATGCATTTTTTTTGGAATTGCTATATCAATATTATTTGACTCATGTTGTTTTATGCAACACGCTACTGGGTAAAAACAATCAACTATATCTCCAAGTCCATCGCAAATAATATTTATAAGCACTTTATTGCTAAATTTTTTTTGATTCGAAGATAAATGCTTTTTCCACCTACAAAGAAATCTTGATCTGTTTAGTTCTATTATTGAAGATCTTACCTCACTAGGGATTTTTTTTGCACTCGCGCTTCTTCTATGAACATTGTTTATTTGTATGTTTTCAATGTCAAATCCGATTTGTTTTGCTCTAAGACATAAATCTACATCTTCAAAATAAAAATACTTAAATATCTTATCGAAGCCTTTTAGTTTTTCAAATACACTTGATCTTACTAAAAGTATGGATCCTTCGCTATAGTCTGGCTCTTTTTTGTAGCTTTTTCCAATATCATTTCCACAACCAAAATCATTTACATATTGAGGAGATTCCGACGAGCCTATTATTGCGAGGTTGGGGTTTGATTCAAATAGATCCAGAGACTCGCTGATCCATTCAAACTCTTCTATTTCAATATCGTCGTTTAAACACAAGAAGAAATCGCTCTCTTGCGATGAAAAATTAGCATTGTGTCCTTCTCCGTACCCCATATTATGGTTGTCGTAAAGATACACGTTTAAAGACGCAGATTTAATCTTATCACAAACAGATCTAATTTTTTCGTGATTATAATCAAGGCTATTGTTTCTGATGTGTAAATTTACGTAACTAAAACCAATATCAAATAAATATGAGCATATTTTACTACAAGTATTTTCAATAAATTTCACAGAATCAGCCTCGGGATAAAAAAGCAAAACTGATATTGATATTTTGTAGTCTTTAGTAATTTTGTATGGATTGTCTTTAAACCTACTTATTTTTTTCAAAACGGGCTTTTTAAAATTCCTATTTTCTTTTCTGCCGATGTGCAAGAAATGCTCTGACGCCTTTTGTTCTGTGATTACTCCTGCGTCAATTAAATCTTGATTTAAACTCAAGTAATCTTCCCATTCGAAGTCTTCTGGTAATTTTTCTTTATTTGTATCGTAATAATCTTTTCCGTAGTTTAAGTAGTGATGATAATATCTCTTCTTTTTGGGAATAGTATCTCCATAGTATCCAACAACAGATGGGACTATTTTTTCATACAGTTCTTCGTCAAAATCATCATCTATAACTAAATCATCAAAATTAATCATATTTATCCTTGACTTTCGGACTAGATATTTATCCTTGACTTTCGGACTAGTTGTTCATATTATAATGTAAAATCAGCAAAAAGCAAGGCATGATCATATGATAAGTCTAGACTGCGGTTGGTATCACCTAGAATATTTGGGAAGTGAAAGGAGACCATTTGTATGGTCTTGTAACTCTAGCGATATCTCATTAGAACAAAATAATTTCAAGTTCATAAAATTGTCCATTTGGAACAATAGCTATCAAAATAAAAATTTGTTGATCTCAATCAGAAAAAATAATCACTTTGAATTATTTCAAAAAATAGAACTATTGGCAAAATCTACAAACGAACCCATCGTACCAGTTCACCTTATAAACAAAATACGACTTACGGTAGAAGACTCCACAACAAAAGAAGACACAAGAAGACTAGGTTTTATGTTAATGTCTATAGATGTTGTGGACGAAAATAAATTAACAATAGAAAACATACCAATAGAAAACACGCTTATTGACATAAGAAAAAAACTGCTTGAAAACCAAGACGCATATAAAAATCATAAAGGCTCAATCGTTCTTGTTAACCATGTTTCCAATCCCTATGGAGCAACACACTATCTCTTGAATTTGTTCAAGTTGCTAAAAAACAAAGGCATTAAAGTCTGCTTGTTGGACGAGATAGTAAATGAGAAACTTTACTCAAAATATCAAATAGACACAAAAGATGTCATTTCATATGAGCAAGACCTAACGCTCCTCTGTTATATCTACGAAAAAATCAAACCTAAGATTTTCTACTTGAACTCGATCAGAGACATATTCGTCGATTTCATCAAACTAAAAAATCCTAATGTAGTAACACACAGTCATGAAATAGCAGACGTATATGGACGATATGACTTATTGCCAACCTATGTTGTATCAAAAAGAATACAGAAAGAATTTGAAGACAAATACAACCACAAGCCAGAAATTCAGCCCCCAATATTCTTAAAAGAAGCCCTTGAATTAATAGATGAGGAATTTAGCAAAGAATTGCCAAAAGTTTCAAATCATAATGGAGACATAGATCTCTCAAAGATAACCATAGGAATGTGCGGACAAACAGAACCCAGAAAGAACCCAAGCCTCTTCGCAGAAATATCGAAGTTGTACCCGGAATACAACTTTTTATGGGTTGGAGGCGAAGAAGGTTACTTTGCTAAAATAGACAATCTTTACCATGTCCCGGTGGTTCAGTTGCCATATGTTTATTACAAACTAATGGACTACTTCGTGCTTTTTTCCAAAGAAGATCCTTGTCCATATGTGGTACTTGAAAATTTATACGTAAACAATAAAGTAATTACATTCAAAGACAACATATATACAGACCATAAGTCTGAGCACACTCAAGACATATATTTTGAATTTGATGGCGAAGTGTCAATTAAAAATTTGTGCAAGGTAATAAATGGGAGAGTTATCGAAAAAACTAATAGAATTGGAAATGGGAAAAAATATATCATGGATAATTTTACAAAAATTAATCTGTGCTCAGCCATTCAAGAAAGTAATTCTAAAGAGGATATAGACTATTTTATAGTATGTCACGATCAAGATATCATAATAGATGCTTTGCAAAAAAATAAATTCTCTGGACTCCCAAATTACAAGTTTATGTTTGTAGGACATAAACCGACTAATTTAATTGAAAATACAGAAAATGTCATTATTTGCAACAAGCTAGAGTTCAACATAGAACAATATCCGAAATTGTGCAGCTTCACAGCATGGTATGCCGTGTCTAAAAATGGTCTTTCTAAGAAAAAATATTGCTGTTTATTGGAATATGATGTTGAACTATCTCAAGATTTTCATGAAAAAAACTTAGAAGCTATTTCAAAAGCGGGTGTGTGTTCTTATTTTATAGAACTTATAGATAATCCAGTATTCTCTGATGCAACACCTTGGCTTAATGTTTTTTTTAAAAAATACAATATCAATACACCTAAAATATACAAAGAAAAATTTTGGCACTGTACTACTAATTTTATAGTAAGAAACGATATTCTTGAAAATTTTAATAATTGGTTTTATGAAATAGCATCAATGTTTAAAGATTGCGATCTTGGAGCATATATGCATGAAAGAATGATAAATATTTATTGTATACTAAACGAAATCAATATAGAATATATCAAAAATAAATTAAAGCACTTTCAAATGTGCTCTCATCAAAAAGAAGACCTATTTATGATTGCTAAAAAATCTAATTTAGATCTCAATGTTGTTCTGAAATCGTACGAAGATAATATATCGAAGCATTAGAGATCTTCTCTTGACACCATAGAAGGCATGAGATACAATACAGTATCAAATCCCATACAAAAACGTAAATAGTTGCTATGCGACCATCCTGGAATCATTATTTTTTAGGACTAGCCAAGGTTGTTTCTCAACGTAGTCATGACATACACACCCAACACGGCTGTATCATAACAGATCAACAAAATCGTATACTTGGAGTTGGATACAATGGTTTCCCCAGAGGTATGGACGACAACCTATTGCCAATAACAAGACCAGAAAAATATCATTGGATGATACACGCAGAACGTAATGCATTGGCTAATTGTACAATTCGTCCAGATCATGGGATAGCCTATGTAACGGGACAAAGTTGTAATGACTGTATCATGTCGTTATGGCAAGAGGGTGTTCATAAGGTTGTAATGTCAAACAGTCATGGAACAGTTCTTTTTGATCAAGAAGCCAAGCGCAGATTTGATACTTTTGTAGAACAAACAGGTATTGAGATAGTTAGAATAGATTCAGATATGTCTTGGATAAAAAATATTGTTGATGGTGTATAGTAAGTCATAAAATATAAATCATAATCTTTTACATAGAGTTTTAAATTGACACATATAACTTTTTCTAATACAAAAGTTTTATCATTCGGAAAAAAGTCAATATAATCTAAGGAGCCCAAATGTCAGCACTTCAAGAATTGCAGAATTATACTTTTGTTAGTAAATATGCCCGTTGGTTAGAAGATCAAAACAGAAGGGAAACGTGGAAAGAAGCTGTTGACAGAGTTAGAAATATGATGCATACAACGTATGCTGACAAAAATATTACGGCTGATATTGATTGGGCTTATGATATAATGTACAAAAAAAAGGTGCTTGGCAGTCAAAGAGCTTTACAGTTTGGTGGAGAGCCTATTCTAAAAAGACATGCCAAAATTTATAATTGTACCAGCTCTTATTGTGACAGATTAAGGTTCTTCCAAGAGTGTTTTTGGCTACTGTTGTGTGGCAGTGGCACGGGCTTTAGTGTACAAAAGCACCATGTTGCAAAACTTCCAAGTCTAGAACATAATCTAACATCGGAAAATGGAACAAAATATTTTGTAGAAGATAGTATTGAGGGCTGGGCTGATGCTCTTGGAGTATTATTAAGCTCATATTCTAGTAAACCAATAGAAGAATTTAAAGAATATAAGAATGCCCATATTATATTCGATTATTCTAATATACGCAAAAAAGGCTCTTCTTTAAGTTCTGGTGTTGGTAAAGCTCCTGGTTTTGAACCACTACAAAATGGTTTGGAAAAAATTCGAGCACTACTAGATAGATGTATAGCTAAAGGTCAGAAAAAATTAAGACCAATTGACGCATATGATATTATTATGCACAGCAGTGATGCCGTATTGTCTGGCGGCGTTCGCAGAAGCGCATCGCTGGCACTTTTTAGTGCTGATGACGATGAGATGGCAAAAGCTAAGACCGGTAATTGGTATATGGATAACCCACAAAGAGCAAGAAGCAATAATTCGGCATTATTGCTAAAAGACGATACTTCATTAGAGCAATTCGAAAAACTAATGGCTAGCGTGAAAGAATTTGGTGAGCCAGGATTTATTTGGAGTGATTCCACAGAAATGACTTTCAATCCGTGTGTAGAAGTGGGTATGTGGCCTGTGGATGAAGAATCTGGTAAGTCTGGTTGGCAAGGATGTAATTTATCAACAATCAATTGCTCTTCTGTAGCAGATGAGGCGGATTTTTATGAAAGATGCAAGGCTGCTGCTATTATAGGTACCTTACAGGCTGGTTTTACTAAACTAGATTATCTCGGTAAAATTAGTTGTAAAATCTTTGAAAGAGAGGCTCTTTTAGGAGTGTCTCTAACAGGTATTATGGAAAAACACGATATTATTCTAACAGAGAAAATACTAAAGCAAGGTGCCCAAATAGCCGTGGAGACTAACAAGCAAATTGCCAAAAAAATTGGTATCAATCAAGCCGCCAGAGTAACTTGTTTAAAACCAGAAGGTACTAGTAGTAGTATGTTAGGTACAAGCTCTGGCATACATCCGCACCACGCTAAACGCTATATAAGGCACGTACAGGCGAATGTTTTAGAGGCACCATACCAACACTTCAAAAAAGTAAACCCGCAGGCGTGTGAGAAATCCTCATGGTCTGCCAACAATACTGATGAGGTTATTAAATTCCCCATAGAGGTACCAGATGGCGCTAAACTAAAGAATCAATTACCAGCAGTAGAAATGTTGTCGATAGTAAAAGAAACACAAAAGAATTGGGTATATTCTGGTAAAAATAGGTCATTGTGTACACAAGCTTATTTGAGCCATAATGTGAGCAATACTGTTACGGTTAAACCAGACGAATGGGACTCTGTAACAAAATATATCTATGACAATAGAAAGTTTTTTGCCGGTATTAGCCTAATCCCACAAAGTGGAGATAAAGATTATCCTCAAGCCCCCTTCACTACTGTTTATACAAGTAGGGAGGTGGTGAAGGAATACGGAGATGCTGCTTTATGGTGTTCTGGTTTAATAGAGTTAGGATTAAATGCCTTTAATAATAATTTATGGGCAGCTTGTGACTATGTTAATCTTAATCAAGCAAAAGATGCTGATGGAGAAGATAAACTTAGATTCATAACTAAAATGAAGAATTTTGCTGGTAAATATTTTGAGGGAGATGTTAAAAGACTGACATACTGTATGAAAGATGTCTATAATTGGAAGTTATATTGTGATTTATATGAAAGTTTCTCGAAAGTAGATTATACACAACTATTTGAGGACGAGGACAATACCATAGGAATAGAAGAAATTAGTTGTGCCGGTGGCGCGTGTCTGATTTAACTCTATTCCGAAAGGTAATAACTTGAGAAAAAAAACAACAAAGAAAAACCAGAAAAAAGCTCTAGATCTAACCAATAATTTAGTGCCAGAAGATCATGTTATTTTTAGTTTTAAGAATAGACTAAAGCCGAAAACACATAACCAAGCAGAATATATAAGAACGGTTGCAGAAAATACTATTACGTTTTGTCATGGTGTTGCCGGTAGTGGTAAAACGCACATTGCAATAGGTATGGCCTTAGAAGCTTTGTTGAATCAAAAAATTGAAAGAATTATAATCACAAGACCAGTATTAGAAGCTGGAGAAAAGCTTGGCTATTTACCAGGAACAGCAGAAGAAAAATTACATCCATATTTATTACCTATTTTAGATGAAATTAATTATTTTATAACATCACCATTATATAATAAACTTAAACTTCTAAATAGAATAGAAATAGTTCCGCTAGGACTTATGAGAGGAAGAAGTTTCCACAAGTGTTTTATTGTTGCTGATGAGTGTCAAAATGCCTCCTACGACCAGTTAAAAATGTTATTAACCAGAATAGGGATGGATAGTAAAATGGTATTAACGGGAGATGTCGCACAATCTGATTTACAAAGATCATATCGTGGTGGTTTTGCTACTATGGCACAACTTCTTAGCGAAGTAAACGGCATTGGGGTTAGTAGATTAGAATATGTTGATATTGTTAGAAATCCTATTATAGCACATATTATATCCAAACTTGATGGTCATGAGCAAAATTCATAAAGCATGTTTACTGCTGAATGTAGACTATACTCCTGTGGCTATAATAGATTGGAAAAAATCTATTTGTTGGTATATTAAAATACAAGAACAAACATACCCTAATGTTGATATTTTAGCATATCATGATGAATATATTATTGGGTTAAATAATCAATACAGACTTCCATCTGTTATTAAGTCTAATACATATATTCAAACGTATAGAAAATATGTAAAATTCTCTAGAAAAAATCTATTTTTAAGAGATAACCATACTTGTCAATATTGTGGTAAACAATATCATCATCTTAAATTAACATATGATCATGTTATACCAAAATCTAAATGGAGAAATAACACATCCCCAACCTGTTGGCAAAATATAGTTACTGCGTGTTGTAAGTGTAATCGTAAGAAAGCTAATAAAACACCAGAAGAAGCTGGTATGGCTCTATTAAATAAACCCAAAGTACCCACTTATAATCATAAATACTTGCCATGGTTCCACGCCCTGTCTAATATAGAATATACTTCAGAGTGGGAAAATTTCATTAAAACGGAAGAGACGAATGAAAATCAATATCAAAGATTTTGACATACAACACAAAGAAGATGAGCTTGTAACTAATAGATATTATACTCTTATGGATCAACAGGATTTCTTAGACAAGGACAATAATCCATGCAGGAATGAACAGTCAGATATTGTCTATGCAAAAGCAATTCTTAATAAAAAACCTAAACATATTGCTGATAATAAAGTATATTATGCTTATTATGTTATGTTAAATCCAAAGAACGAACTATATAACCCCGTACAGATACACTCAACTATTAAAGAGAAATCTAAATTTGTAGATAAGGTTTGTAAAACTGAGTGGTTTTTTAAAGAAGTAGATAAGTCAGTTTTTGATACATATGTAGATTTTTTAAGAACTAAAAACTTAAGACTATTACAAAAGGCTAATAGGAGCTTGAAGTAAGGTGCCAACCTATTCTTATAAGTGCGAAAAGTGTTCGCATGGCTTTGAATTGTTTTTCTCTATTAGTAATTATACTGATGGTCCTCAAAAATGCCCTGTATGCAAAGCAAAGTCTAATAGAGATTATAATGAAGACATATCCACACTCTCAGCATCGGTTAAAAAATCAGACAGTGAACTAAAAACGATAGGAGATTTAGCCAATCGTAATAGAGACAGAATGACTGAAGATCAAAAAACAACATTATACGAAAAGCATAATGACTATAAGGAAGTTACATCTGATAAGCCTCTACCTAGTGGCATGTCTAGAATGAAAAAACCAAACAAGCCCAAATGGCCGACCTGAATTTATCAAAAAGTATTTTTTATACTAGTTACTTATCAAAACATAATTTAGATGGAAATAATTGTGCTGTTGTTAATAAATGGTCGTCAGAAATATATGCTAAAAAAATCTCCGAAAACAATGTAATAATTTATCAGATATTATCTGTGAATAATAAAATTTTCAATCCATTTAGTATCTATGGAAGAAATAAATCAAAGAGTTTATTTGATAATAAAGAAGAAAAATTTATCAAAGTATCCGAAAGAGTATTTGAAATGTATATTAGGTTTCTTAATTCGCAAAACATGTCCCTGTTACACAATGTTCAAAGAGAGGTTTCTTTATGAAGAAAAATAAATCACAAGAGTATGCTATACTATGGCTTCATTCACAAAACAAAAAAAGTGGAGATATAGCGGATGAGCTTAATATCGGTATAGAGAAGGTAGAAGCTGTAATAAGAGTAAATTCCGAACCTAAGGCATCCACGAATGAGGGATCGGCAACAAAAAAGACAAGCAAGTCCAAGTCGTTAATGATCACGCAAACTTCAGCCAAACAAAGCAAAAGTGTTGCTATAATGACTTCTGAGGCTTCAATGCTAAATGACGAACTGAAAAAGAAATTTCCCGGAAAAACTAACGACACACAAAACTTTATTTTTAGACCAAATGACTGAACATAATTCATATCCATCCAAATACTCGAATGGGAAAAATGTATCTGCGGCACAATTTATTACAGAAATTATCTGTGAGAATAAAGCCATAAGAGAGAAAAAAGACTTACATTATAAGTTTTGGACAAATAAGGAGTGGGCACAATTTTATAGGAGTCAGATTGCAACAGCGCATAAGTTATTGCAAAAGTATGTGCCGAATGCAATTATTAAAGCATTAAAGAATACAAAAGCTCGTAATATTTATTCTTTGCGCGCCCCACACCTTATTCCTATCATAGACCAAGAGCAGGCTTTAATCGACAGTCAGCCTCAAGTTTCTAAGAATTATGACGAGAGCAGACAAGTACAAAATACTCAATTCCGTAAAACTACCCAACCTAAAAATATTATTTCCAAATTAAGAGAGATAGATAATGGCACTTAAAGAAGATGTTAAGAAAAATTTTGGTTCTGAAGTTATGCAAAGCGCTACCGCTCTAATCGATAGAGAGTCAGTAATTATTCCTCTTTGTCCATCATTAGATATGATTCTTTCTGGAGGTGTTCCAGAAGGTAGTTTCGTGGTATTGACAGGTCAACCGAAGTGTGGTAAAACCACAACATCTTTGGACTTTGCAGCCACGGCACAAAAGGAAATGTATAAAGGTACACTTAAAAAGCCAAGACATGTGTATTACCTTAATATAGAAGGTAGATTGAAAAAAAGAGATTTAGAAGGTATTAATGGATTAGATCTTGATAGATTTGATATTATTGGATCACAAGAAGGTAAAATTTTAAATGCAGAAGAATATCTGCAAATAGCTGAACGTATTATTAACGAGGAACCTGGATGTTTACTCATTATAGACTCGTACTCTGCGCTATGTACAGAAGCGGAGATAACTTCTGATATGAACAAGATGCAAAGAGCTGACGGAGCTAAGCTATTAGCCAAATTTTGTAGAAAAGTTGCTAATGTTATTCCTGTTAATCGTAATATCGTAATAGGTATTACGCATCTTATGGGTAATCCAACAGGCTATGGAGCAGAATTTAAGGAGAAGAGCGGTCAGGCTATTGCATATCAAACAGATATCAAATTACGAGCCAAGACTTTTAAGCCGTGGACTTTGGGAGCAGATAATACGCAGATAGGTCAAGAAGTAGAGTGGCAAGTTATATGTTCTGCTCTTGGACCACCAGGAGGAGTAGCAACATCTTATATCAGATATGGTTCTGGTATAGATAAGGTTACGGAAATTATGATGTTAGCTATTGATATAGGTATTATTAATAAGGGTGGTGCGTGGTATAGTTTTGATGTTGACGGAGAAACACAAAAGTTTCAAGGTACAGAAAAATTAAGACAGTTCTTAGTTGACCATCCCGAAAGCTATAATAAGATATTAGAAGAAACCAAGGCCACTATGGGTATTAAATGAATACTATTGGATTAGATGGTTCTTCGCACAAGTTAACATTTTCTGGACTAACGTCTAAAAGTAGTATGAATAATAAATCTAGTTTTCATTTAGAAGCTAGACATATTTTGAAGGGATTATATCCGACACTACAAATTATTGAAGAAGTACCTATTTATATTAGAAAATCAGAAATTTTATACATTGATTTTTTTATACCTCTAATTAAAAAATGTATAGAGGTTCATGGAGAACAACATTACGGATTTGTTGCATTTTATCATAGATCAAAACTTGATTTTTTAAAACAAAAAAAGAGAGATAAAGACAAACAAGAGTGGTGTGATACCAATAATTTAACTTATGTAGAATTACCTTACAACAAACAATCTGAATGGATAGAGATTATAAATAATGCATAAAACGAGCAAGGAAGAACTTGAACACTGGGATAAAATTTTAGACGAGTATGAATCTTCATTGGGTATACCTAAGGTTATGGCCAACGTAGAATCTTCGGATGAGCTTAATCAATATTTATCAATGGATAGAAATACTATTGAAAAATTAACCCCAGAAGATTGTTTTCAAATAGCATATCGTCTTGGTCAGATGGCTTTCCATATACAAAGAAATTTAAATCGTGAAATCGCAAGACACAATTGGGCTGAAGATACTGTGAAAATTGTGATTGCTGACGATATTAATAACTATAAAGGCTATGGATATATGGAAAAGTTATATCAGGCTATTAAGAATAATGAAAAAGCTAACAATTTACACAAGATACAAAAATATGCTAAACAAAGAATGGATAGATTGTCTTATTTAGCTAATAGTTTAAAGAATTTATCAGATATATTAATTGCTATTCAAAGAAACAAGGTGAGAAATGTCAACTGATAATATTAATGATTTATTAAAAAATCCTGATCAGATTAAACAAATGATAGGACTATTGTCGGCTCTATTAGAGACAGCAAATACAAATGCGTCTTCTATTGGGACTGATATAGAAACTGAAGCAAAACCAAAACCACTACAAAGTAAAGAATTTAATACTAAGGAAACCAAAAAGAAAAAAACAACAAGAGAAAACAAGTTTCTTTCTATGCCAGAAGCTGCTATGTATAAAGAAGATCCAGAACTGGCACAAAAACTATATAAGCAGCCTCCCGTTGCTCGTAGTAGAAAGCCACAAATGGTGAGTGTTACATGTAGAGTTTGTGGAAAACAAGAGAAAGTACAATCCTCTTTATTGTATGGTGGTATAGATAGATTTAAGTGTAATAAGTGTTCGACAACGCCGGGCTAATTAATAAAATATAAAGGATTTATGAAAACTACAGAATATTTGGCAGACCCTTCGGCTGAGCGTGCGGTTTTATCTGGTTTATGTAAATATGGTGAAAATTCTTATTTAGATATTTCTGATCTTTTATCCAGCAAATCTTTCACCATAGACAGTAACGCTCTAATATATAGTTGCATACAGCACATATATAATAATGACAATAATGCAGTTATTGATTTGGCATATATATACTCTGTAGCTCAAGATCTGGGTTGCAAAGATGCTTTATCGTCAAAAGATGAAGCCATGCATATCAAGGCTATATTAGATTTCCCTGTTGATCAAAGTAATATCAGAAAATTTGCCACTAAAATCAAGAAGCTTGAAGTAGCTAGGAATATTAGTGAACAACTTGGAATAGCACAAAAAGAGCTGAGTGACATAACAGGATCAGAGTCTATTGCGGAAATACTAAATATAGCAGAGAGTAAGGTTTTCGATTTGGGTCTATTGCTAGGAGACGGTAAATCTGAGCCAGAAGCTATCGGAAAGAATATAGATGAGTATATTCAAAATCTAGAAGATAATCCTGTTGATCAAGTAGGTTTGTCTACTGGATTCCCTATATATGACCAAGCAATAGGTGGAGGGTTAAGGAAAAGCACAGTAAATGTTATTGCGGCCAGACCCAAAACTGGCAAAACATTATTAGCAGATAATATGGGATATTATTTAGCCAATAGCAATATTCCTGTATTAAATATGGACACGGAAATGACAACTGAAGATCATATTAATCGTATTATTGGTATGATGACAGAGGTGGATTTGAGAACCATAGAAACAGGTAAATTCAAAGACTCTGCGGACTTAAAAAGCAAAGTATATGATGCTAAGTCCAGATTAAAAAATATGAAGCTTTATTACAAGTCAATAGCTGGTAAGCCATTTGATGAACAATTGGCTATTATGAGAAGATGGATTATCAAAGAGGTTGGCTTAAATGATGACGGAACAGCAAAAGATTGTGTAATATTTTACGATTATTTAAAGCTAATGGATTCTATAGGTATGTCTCAAGATCTAAAAGAATATCAAGTATTAGGCTTTATGATGACATCATTACATAATTTTGCGACCAAGTATAAAATACCGATAGTGGCCTTTGTTCAGTTAAATCGTGATGGTATAACTAAAGAAAGTACAGACACAGCAAGCGGATCAGACAGAATCATCTGGTTGTGTAGTAACTTTTCTATTTTTAAACGCAAGTCTGATGAAGAAATTGCCGAAGATGGACCTGCGGCAGGAAATAGGAAGCTGATACCTCTTGTTAGTAGACATGGTGGCGGACTCGATGATAACGACTATATAAACTGTCACATGAAGGGTTGGTGTGCACAAATTACAGAGGGGCAAACCAAACTAGAACTAACAAATAATTCTCCAAAAAATAGAAACACATTCCAAATTACTACAGATATAACAGATGAGCAAAACGAAGAAGAAATCCCGTTCGTTTAGTCAGGCCAAGATTAAGGCTGTATGCGACGAATTGTGTGACAATATAGACTTGTTATGTGAAACATTTCAACTAAATTGTAAACACACAAATAAAATGATAACAATGGCATGTCCAATTCATGGTGGAGATAATGAATCGGCACTTAACTTATATTACGTTGGAGACTCCTATCGAGGTAATTGGGTGTGTAGAACACACCACTGCGAAAGAATTTTCCAACCATCAATTATAGGGTTTCTAAGAGGCGTACTGTCTGTTAAAAATAGTAACTGGAACAAAGATGGAGATGAAACGTATAGTTTTGATGATACTATGACAATGGCATTAAAAATTTTACAAAAAGATCTTAGGGATATTAAAACTAATAATGTTAATCTAGAGAAAAAAACATTTATTAAGAATATACAAAGTATATCCCCTGTTATTAATAATCTTGATAAATTACCCAGTAGAACAATGGTGAGAAAAGCATTAGATATACCAGCAAATTATTATTTACAAAGAGGATACTCTACAAATATTCTAGATAAATACGATATTGGCTTGTGTGATAATCCAAATAAAGAAATGTTTGATAGAATCGTAGTACCAGTATATGACCAACAACATAGTCGTATGGTAGGTTGTAGTGGAAGAAGCATTCATGAAAAATGCCAAAAATGCTCTTATTATCATAATCCTAAAACAGATTGCGTAGGCCATGAGTATGGATGGAAGTACTCTAAATGGAAACATAATAAAGACTTTAAGTCTAAAGATCACCTTTACAACCTATGGTTCTCTAAAGAATATATACTTAAGACCGGCATAGCTGTGATAGTTGAAAGTCCGGGTAATGTATGGAGATTAGAAGAAGCAGGAATCAAGAACTCGGTAGCCATATTTGGAACATCTCTAAGCGATAGACAAAAAATGCTACTAGATTGTTCTGGGGCTATGTCTCTATTGGTACTATTAGACAGCGACGAAGCTGGACAGGTTGGAACAAAACAAATATACGATAAGTGCTATAGAACATATAATGTTAAAACACTATCAATCGTTACTAACGATATAGCCGATATGGATGTAGATACTGTTAAACGAACTATTATACCAGAAATGGAAAAGATACATGTCTAATTTTATTTTAGCTTTTGCGGGAAGAAAGCAGTCGGGTAAGACAACATGCGCTCAATTTGCAGGAGAAATATTTGCAGCGCATACTATGAAAAAATATGATGTGTATAACTTTGCGGACCCATTAAAACAAGACATCTGTATAAATATACTTGGATTAACATATGATCAATGTTATGGTAGTGATGATCAAAAAAATGAACTAGTAGACTGTTACTGGGAGAACAAACAACTATCCGCAAGGGAAGTTATGCAAATGGTGGGAACGGATATGTTTAGAAAACTACAAACAAATGTTTGGTCAGAAGCTACCATTAGGAGAATTAAAAAAGATAATCCTAGACTAGGCATAATAGCCGATTGCAGATTTCCAAATGAGGTCGAGGCCATTAAGAGCGCTGGTGGACTAGTTATTAAGCTTACTAGAAATCCATATAATTCTGATCATAGTAGCGAAATAGCGCTGGACGAAAATAATTATGATCATAGTAGATTCGATATGGTTATTGATAATAAACATATGACTATACAGCAACAAAATGCTATTTTATTAGATTTTCTTAAGCATAAAGGAATATTACAATTATAATTACATATTTTAGAAGCTCGTCATATAATACGCATTCTATGTGCGAGCAACAATATTTTATTGAATATGTTCTTGGTAGACGAGGACTATCAAATAAAAAAGCAGACAAAGGGACTATAGTTCATAAGGTACTAGAAATACTAGCCTTGATGAAAAAAGCACATCAAGATAAACTAGAAAGTATCAATGACGATATTGTAGGACTAATAGACTTTAAAAAACAAGATATGCATGATGATAAATTCATTTTATCGTTAGTAAATATTATTTATGAGTATTATACATCTCAGTGTCAGCATCACTCATGGTCAGAAAAAGACCGTAAAGATTGTATAGAATGGGTGAGCAAAACTCTTAGATCTCATAATCGCATGTTTGACCCAAGAGAGCGCAATATCTTTAGGGCTGAGCAACACTTTGATCTTGTAATAGATAAAGAGTGGGCTAAGTATGTATATGATATAGACGGAAAAAAGGTGAGTGGTAATTTAGCTATCAAAGGAACCATAGACTTAGTTACCAAAATAGATGATTCTACACTAGAGATAATTGACTGGAAAACTGGAAGAAGACTAAACTGGGCAACCGGCGAAGAAAAAACACAAGCAAAGCTGGAGGATGATCCACAGTTAAAGCTTTATCATTATGCTATTCATCGTTTATTTCCAGAATTTAAACATATTATTGTGACAATCAACTTCATTAATGATGGTGGTCCGTTCTCAATATGTTTTGATAATGAAGATAATGCTGCTAAGACCGAGTATATGCTTAGAGAAAAGTTTATTCATATACAGAAAACACAAAAGCCAAAACTTAAAAAATCTTGGATGTGTAGTAAGTTATGTCATTTTGGTAAAAATACATTCGTTAACGATAAGCACGTATCACCAATTGTGGAATATAGAGATAATCAGTTAACTCCAAAAAATGCAACAATGACACAGTGTGAACAAATTAAGCACGATTTGGAATTACATGGTATGAATGAGGCTGTTGACATCTATCAGCTCCCAGGATATAGTGTAGGTACCTACAAAGCACCCGGAGAAGTATAATGTATATTCCTTTGCATGTTCACACACACTATAGTTTATTAGACGGCCTATCTAAACCAGAACAAATAGCAAAGAGATGTCAAGCTATTGGTGTGACCAGCTGTGCCGTGACTGATCATGGCACAATATCTGGTAATGTTAATTTTTATAAGACTATGAAGAAAAATGGTATTAAGCCAATTATGGGCTGTGAATTATATATTTGTAATAATGATGCTACCATTAAAGATAAAACAAATAATGATCTATCTCATATGGTTGTGTTGTGCAAAAATTATAAGGGATGGCAAGACCTAATCAATTTGGTTTCTCTATCTAATAATGCTGAGCATTTCTATTATAAACCTAGACTAGATCTTGATCTTATAAAAAGAACGCTTAATGGTAATCAGAACCTTATTTGTATTACCGGACACCCAGGATCCACCTTGTGTGATACTATCTATAGTTTTGATAATTCAAGCCTATTAGATAATTGGGAAAATAAAGGCTTGGAACATATTCAAAAACTATATGATATTTTTGGCAAAAATAATGTATTTATAGAAATACAGCTAATGGATTCACAAAATACTCATCAGCAAACTATAGGAACAACATTAAGAAAATTATCGGTGTCACATAATCTTCCAAGAGTTGCAACAATTGACGCTCACTATTGCGAAGCATCTGATGCTGTTGATCAAAGAGTATTACTGTGTAGTTCTTTGAAAGTCACCTTGCCAGAAATATCTAATAAAATCATTAATAACGAAAAGGTTCCACTATCTAGCTTTTTTATATCTGATAAGTATTATATACTATCTCCAGATGAAATGCAGGAAATACACGATAAAGAAGAGTTAGATAATACCATTCTAATAAATAGTATGTGTGAGGAGTATGAAATACTTTCTTCTCCACAATTACCAAACTTTCATTGTCCAGACCAGCAAAAGCCTATCGATTACCTAAGACATTTATGTAGACAGGGCTGGTTAAGTAAAATACAAAATAAAATTCCAAAAGAAGAACAGGCCGTTTATGTAGATAGGGTAAAAAAAGAACTAGATATTCTTGAGGCCACTAATCTAGCAAGTTATTTTTTAATCATACGAGATATCGTTAGTTATGTAAAAAATAAGAATTGTTTACCTGGGCCAGGAAGAGGATCTGCTGCTGGATGTTTAGTCTCTTATCTTATTGGGATTACAGGAATAGATCCGATTAGGTATGATTTAATCTTTGAAAGATTCTATAATACAGGTAGGAATACAAGCACGAACATCTCCATGCCAGATATAGACGTTGACGTACCTATTGAACATCGAGAAGAAATTATCAACTATATTAAAAATAAGTATGGTTATGATAAGGTGTCTCAAATGATTACTTTTAATACTCTGAAGGGTAGAGGTGCTCTCAAGGAAGTATTGAGAATATATGGTAATATATCATTTGAAGAAATGAATAGAATCACAAAACATATTCCTGATGAAGCTAAAATAGCAGATGAACTACAAGAAATGAAAGAAGAAGATGGAGAAGCTTCTATCATAAAGTGGGCTCTAGAGAATAACGGAGCAAAGCTTAAGGAATGGTGTTATATAGGTGACGACGGAGCCTTATACGGGCCTCTTGCCAAGCGTTTTGAACAGGCTATTAGATTGGAGGGGTCAAAGTACAATCAATCTAAACACGCAGCAGGTATAGCCATATCCAACAAGTCACTAAACACAATTTGTCCAATGATCTGGGACTCAAAAACAGAGCAAAGCATAGCCGGATTTGAAATGGCTGATTTAGAATCTATTGGGGTTATCAAGTTTGATATTCTTGGTATAGCATTGTTAGATAAAATTATGTGTGTTAGGGATATACTAAAAACCAAAAAGGTGAAATGTGCTATTTGAAGAAATTTTAGCTGGTCAAAGATTCAGACATAATGAATACGAGTATTTAAAAATACCAGAAATTAAACAGACTTGTTGTAAGATTCAAGCTAATGCCATAAGATTAAAAGATAATAAAGAAACACTGTTCGAATACAAATCCCAAGTGGAGATCATTATAGATGATAAATAATAAAATATGCGTTTTTGATTTTGAGACCGATGGAAAAAATCCAGAAGAGTGTAGTCCGGTCCAGCTTTCTGCTCTAATTATTGATCCGATTAAATTAGAGATTATACCAAAATCTGAATTTAATACGTTTCTAAAGCCAGATAAATTAATAGATACAACAATAAGTAATCCTTATACTGATTCTGACATTCTGGAGTGGCATGGCAAAATTAGAAACATATCCTCTGATCAAGTATTAGAAGAATGGAAAACTTATCCAGAGCAGAAATATGCTTGGGCACAATTTGTAACATATTTAGATAAGTATCACCTAAAGTCTAATGGTGGCAAAAAGTCTCAATTCACAGCACCAATAGCTGCTGGATATAATATATTACGATTTGATATGCCCATCGTGAATAGGCTGAGTAATAAATATAGTAATACAAATAAAGAGAAAGAGACATGTTTATTTCATCCACGAGATAAGATTGATATTATGCATGTATTCGGTATGTGGATGAGCTATGTGTCAGAAGTTAAGGGACTATCTCTGGATAGTATGAGAGACTATCTGGGTATAGATAAAACAAATGCTCACAATGCCTTAAAGGATGTTGAGGATTGTGCTCAAATTTTAATTAGATTTTTAAAGCTACATAAAAAATTAAGCCAAAAGATTAAATTCAAGGACTCGTTTAAAGTATGAAGACAGTTACATTTGATGATTGTAAGTGTAAATTTCATTTAAATAATGAAGATACTATTGACTTAGATATTGACATAGAAAATATGGATCTTCATTGTCCTAAAACATGGAGAATGATATCCGATGGTAATACCAAGGGATGTTTTCAGTTAGAGTCTAGACTAGGACAAAGCATGGCTAAAAAACTAAAGCCAGAAAATATAGAACAATTATCTGCGCTTATTAGTATTATGAGACCAGGATGTCTAGAAGCATATCGTGATGGTAAATCTGTAAGTAATCACTATATTGATAAAAAAAATAAGAATGAAGCCGTAGACTTCTTTCATCCAGCACTAGAGCCTATACTGAGTACCACATACGGAGAAATGGTATATCAAGAACAGGCTATGCAAATTTGTCAAAAAATAGCTAATTTCGACCTTACAGAAGCTGATCAGTTAAGAAAAGCTATCGGTAAGAAAAAGCCAGAAGAAATGGTGAAGATTAAAAAATTATTTCTACATAAATCTGAGGCTAGTAACATTATCTCCAAAGCAGAATCCGAGGAGCTATTCGGATGGATTGAAAAGAGTCAAAGATACTCCTTTAATAAGAGTCACGCTGTAAGCTATGCATACAACGCATACTTATCTGCATACACAAAAGCTCACTTTCCAGTAGAGTTTTTTGCCTCTTATTTAAAATTTGCTAAGGATAAAATAGATCCACTAAAAGAGATACAAGAATTAATTAGTAATGCAAATGAGATGGGTGTTACTGTTAGACTACCGTCTATTCTTAATCCATCAAAAGAATTCTTTATTAATACAGAAGATGATAGTATTTGGTTTGGATTAACTAATATAAAGGGTCTTGGAGACTCTGTTTATGATAAGTTAAATCAATTATTACAGCAGTACTCTATTGGGACGATGAACTTTACCCACATATACTGTTATATATTAAGACATATAAATTCAACAGCTTGTAAGGGATTAATATCGGCTGGTGCTATTACTAATGCTACTATTTCTAGAACTAAGATGCTATTTTATTATGAAATATTGAACAATCTAACAAATAGAGAGGTCGATGTTTTAGCTAAGGTTTGTGAAAATCATCCGATAGATCGCGCTTTACAAATATTAGTAAACTCTAATATAATCAAAATTACAGTTAAAAGAAAACAAACTATTGGATCTTTAATTAATACAATCAATCATCCTCCATATAATCTTGAGGATAGTCCTGAGTGGTTGGCAAATAATGAAAAGTTTTATTTAGGAGCATCTATTACATGCCACAAGATTGATGGCTGTGATATATATTCGGCCAATGTAGAATGTAAAGATTTAGCACAAGGAACCAATACAAAAGTACCAATTCTTGGTGCAGAAATAAGTGAGATTAATGTTATTCGTACTAAAAGAGGAGTAAATCCTGGTCAAGAAATGGCTTTTATAAAAGTCACAGACTCAACAGGGTCTTCTGATTTAGTGGTTTTCCCAGAAGAGTACTCCCAGTATAAAGACCTATTAATGGACGGAAATACATTACTAATTAAATTAGACAGGTCCAAAGATAAGGAGACTTTCATTATTAAAAAATGTTGGCAAGTCTGACTTGACATGTTCGTGCGTTCTGATACAATAAACCGTGGTTCGATCATACACTTTTGATTTTAGGAGCATTTATGAATTTAGTAATTTTGAGAGGTAATTTAGCCAGAGATCCGGAGATCAGGTACGTTAATCCATCTGGCAAAGAGACTGCCGTAGTTAATTTTACTGTGGCTGTTTCCAGAGAATTTACCAAAAACAACGGCGAAAATGATAAGGTCACAACTTTTGTGAATTGTGAGGCATGGGACACTGGTGCTGAAGCAATATCTTCTTCTTTTAGAAAGGGCGATTTGGTAATGATCGAAGGATCTCTAAGGAATGATACCTGGGAAAAGGATGGCGTCAAACGGTCAACGATGAAGGTACGAGTTAATAATTTTGCTCGTATACAGAAGGTGGTAAAGGGAGGACAAACTAAAACTTCTACCGCCAATGCAGACGCTGATGTGGATACGCAGGAGAATGAGGAAGTTGTAGCGTTTTGAGGATGGTGTGTGAACAGTAGCCCCTTCGCAAGGAGGGGCTATATGTTTTTATATATAAATACATGACCAATAATAAAAAACGAATACTATTCTGTACAGAGTCTACACATATTAGATCTGGCTATGGTAACTACACTAGATCTATTCTTGATAGACTATTTGCAACTCAAAAATATGAGATAGCTGAATTATCTTGTTACCGAACCGTTAATCAGGATAAGGACTGTCCTTGGAAGGTTTATCCAAATGCAGTAGAAAAGGAAGACCAAAGATTTCAGCAGTATAGTTCTAATGCTAATAATGGTTTTGGTCAATGGAGATTTGATATTGTTGCTGGACATTTCAAACCAGATATAGTTATTGATTTTCGTGACATATTTATGACTGTTTTTGAAAGAACATCTGTATTTAGAAATAAATTTCATTGGGTGTTAGCGCCAACTATTGATTCTTTTCCAATAAAACATGAATGGTTAGAGTTATTAAAAAATTGTGATACGTTATTAACACATACTAACTGGGCAAAAGAAGTCATAGAGAAATCGCATGGAATAAGTGTGTCTGGTGTTGTTAAAGACTCTATAGATACCAATAACTTTAAACCTAAAAATAAGATTCAGTGTAGAAATGAACTTGATTTGGATTTGGACGCTTTTATTGTGGGTTCTGTGATGAGAAACCAAAAAAGAAAGCTGATACCAGACCTATTTAAGATCATAAGTAATCTAAAATATAAATTTAATCAGAATATCTTTTTGTATATGCACACAAGCTATCCCGAAACTATGGGTTGGGATATTCCCGATTTATTATTAGAGCATAAAATATATGATAATGTAATATTCACATATGTTTGTAAAAAATGTAAATACTGGAAGCCAATGAAATGGAAGGGTTCTCAGAGTATATGTCCAAAATGTTCTCAGAGACAGATGACATTAGCTAGTGTTACAAATGGAATATCGGATAACGACTTATGTAAAATATACAATACTTTAGATATTTATGTGCAATATTCTATCTGTGAAGGATTCGGTATACCTCCACTAGAAGCTGCTTCATGCGGTATTCCTTTTATAACAGTGGATCACGGAGCAATGGCAGAACTTGCTGATGATTTATATGGACTCAAGGTTCCATTGGCTGGATTATTTAGGGATCAAGAAATTGGTTCTGACAGAGCCTATCCCTCCAATGAAGATTGTGTAGAGTTAATTCTAAAAATTAAAGAAATGTCTTTATCAGATAAAGCATCTCTCTCTAGTAAGCAGTTAGAAAAAGTATCAAAAGAATACTCCTGGGATATTACTGCTAAGGAGTTTGAAAAAATTATTGATGCTATAAATATATCAGACACAAATAGGTGGTCTCATATACCAAATACGTACTTCACAGATGTGCCCAAAAACACACAAGAAACTAAAAATAATAGAGAATTTGTATATAGTGTGGTTGATGATATTTTAGAAACCCCAGAACTAAAACATAGTTTTTTCATACAACATCTTATTATGGCATTAGATAATGGATATGTCATGTCTGATAAAAATATTATCCCATACACACAAAAAGATGCTCTTAAAACACTAGAAATGTGGTTTAATAATAAAATTATGCTAAATAGATTTTTAGAAGACAATAGTATTGTAGCACAAAATGATTTTCTTAATTATTAATTAATATGAAAAATATACTATATATAGGACCATATAAAGAAAATACCGGCATGGGAAGGTCTTCCAGAAGGTATATAGATGCACTAGGATATAACTTTGATATTAATCTAAGTATAAGACCCGTATATTTTACTCCTTACCTAGATACTAACAATGAGTCTGGTAAAGACTATAGTGAGTTTGAAGATAATAGTAGCTCCTACTACGACATGATTATTCAGCATGGGGTGCCTAATTGTTTTGAATATAGATCCGAATTTGGTGAAAATGTAGTTATTACTGATATTGATACACTTGGTATAGGGCATACTGGATGGATAGATAGAATTAATATGATGGATAGAGTAATAGTTCAATCAGAATGGTCTAAAAAATCTTTAATTCAAGCTGGTCTATCAACAAAAGTACAGGTATTGCCAGAACCCTTTGATTTAACTAAATTTCATCAATCCTATGACACACTATTTGCTAATCCAAATAATGATTTTGTATTTTATTATATAGGTAAACACCAAGATAAAAATAATATTAAAGCTTTATTAGCAGCATTTTTTTTAGAATTTAAAAAACATGATGATGTAAAACTAATTATTAAAACAAATATGGATGGTTTTGATCATCAAGAAGTAGAAAAAATTATAACATACGATATACAACAAGTAGAGCGAACACTAAGAGTTAACAGTAAACATGTTCAAGCTCCGCATGTCGTTATAGGATACTATGAACAAGAGTACATGATGAGACTACATAATCAGTGTAGCTGTTACGTTAATGTTTGTCGCTGCGAGTCGTTTGGGGCTAGTGCTATAGAATCTATGTTGTTTAATAATTTAGCTATAGTAAATTCTGGAATAGGATCTAATACATATATAAATAAATATAATGGATTAGAAATAGACAGTATACTAACAAATGTATATAGTAAAGATTTTTATATGGAAAATACATACACTATATATGAACAATGGAGAGAACCATATTTGGACTCAATCAGAGAACAAATGAGAAAAGCTTATGAAACAACAGAGAGTGAAAAAAAACAAAAGCTTAGTAATTTTGATAAACAACAGTTTTCAGAATCATCTTTTATAGAAAGTCTTTTACATAAATGAACTCTATTACTGGTATATTATCAAGAGAATTTATAAACGAAAATAGTTTATTGAATATACTGTGGACACCATCTGAAAATATGATTTTTGAGCAAACTATCAGGAAACTGAAATATAACTTGGTCGGTTTTGATCATTTATATTTTGGTCAAGATGTACCGCACTTGATTATATGTAATAATAAAATTTTATTTTATGAAAAATGTAAGAATATTTCTATTCAGTTTCATACCCCAGTTTTACTGATTGATCATTCATTAAAACCAAAAGAATTATCAAATGAAGAAATTAATCCATATGCATATGATTTTCCATCGGCTTATACAATAGCGGCTAATGAAAAAATTGCACAATCATGGTCTATGCAGTATAATAAAGTATTAGAAAAGAACGATATGACCGATACTAATCTATGGCGTAATATATTTTTTCAAACTTCAAAAATGGTTTTTAAATACTATGGATAATTCTATACTATTTCATATCTCAGATCAAGAACTATCACCAACAAAAAGTACATATGACAATATTTCAAATATAGATAACTATGAGAATAATTCTATCAAAGAAATAGTTTATCAAGATTTATGCGACTATTGTACAGAAGAAGAGGTTGGAATTCTATTTAAAAAAGCTTATAATAAGCTAATAAGTTCTGGTGTTTTACATGTACAAGGCTCAGATTTTCGTCAGCTTGGCATTGCTATTACGTTTAATATGGTTGACGAAGGCGTATTGAAAAGGGTTCTCTATCCTAATAAAAAATCTATCCATACAATGTCTGAAATACTAGACAAATTAAAGTCTTTAGGATTTAAAATTAGTAATAAAAAATATATTAATGTATTTGAATATTATATCAAATGTTATAAAGAATAATTTATGTATTACATACTAGTGGCATCTATGCCAGATAAATCAATGAAATACACAAATAAAGCATTAATTAAAATATATAAAGACATATTTATTAACCATCAAATTAAAAATTTATTAAAAGTTAATATACGCTCTAAAATTTTGGTGGTTTGTGCATTTGAAAGCAAGAGAATAATCGGACATGTCATCAAAAATAAAAGAGTAACGTATATTAACCATGAGTACAATGAATACTCTAATATAGGCGAATCGATTAAAGAAGCCATTAAAACAATACCAGATGATCAGGATATTACCATAATTAATTTATCTATGGTGATAGATCCAAAGATTATGAAACAAATCAAACCAAAGAACTCCTCTATCATAAAAAGTGACTCTACTAAATTTAAATCTAAAATAGGATGTACTCATGACCCAAACAATAATGTTGAGTTTATCTTTTATGATTTAGAACATAAAATATGTGAGTATCTATATATTCATAAAAAAGATACTAAAATATTCAAGAATATAGTACAAAACCATATAAAAGACAATATGTATTTATTTGAAATTATTAACACTATGATTCATCATAAAATGAAAATTAGTATGGAAACCATTAAGTCTAATATTATAAACTTCACTAATATAGACCAGCTACCTTATATCAAAACACTATTTAAAAAAATAAATAATGCTACCACTGTATAAGCAATATATCTATAAAGAAGACCTAGCCTTTATTGATTTATATAAACAGCTATGCAAAGATCTCAATAAAGACCCAATTCTTTTTGTTGATCAGTACCATGCTGTTCCAGATATGGCAGTATTTCATTCTCTATATGTTACTAAAGTTTTAAAATCATCAGACATTATTTTAGTTTCATCAAAAAAAGATTCTGATATTATACTATCATTTAATATACCAAATGTACAAATAATTACTATCGATCCAACCCAACGTAAAGAAACTATTGTTTTACAAATAAAAAGGAAATTAAATGAATAAATATGACCAGTTAACAGATGAAGCTAAAAAAGACATAATAAATAAATTATATTGCCAAGAAAATTTAAGCTTTAAAGACATTGCTATAAAGTATGATACGTATACTAATAAGATCTTAAGGGATGCAAAAAAGTTTGGTATAAAAATTAAAAATAAATCAGAGGCACAAAAAAATGCTCTTAAAACAGGAAAACATAAACATCCAACCAAGGGCAGGCAAAGATCAGATGCTGAGAAACACAGTATTGGCGTATCTGTTATGAAAAACTGGGCATCGTTAGATGATCAACAAAGAGAACAAAAAAAATCAGTATACAAAGATTTGTGGGATAAAAAAAGCGATGATGAAAAAGCTAATATGTTGCATAAAGCTAACGTGGCCGTTAGACAAAGTAGTAAACTAGGGTCAAAACTAGAACACTTTATTCTAAAGTTTCTGGTGAAAAACAATTTCAAAACAGAGTTTCATAAGGAACAACTGCTAGCAAATACAAAGTTGCAAATTGATATTTTTTTGCCTACCATGAATATAGCCATTGAGATTGATGGACCATCGCATTTTGTTCCTGTGTGGGGGGAAGAGGTACTGAATAAAAATATAGCTTATGATAAAAAGAAAGCGGGACTATTGATCGGTAAAGGCTATAAGTTAATCAGAGTCAAACAAACAAAAGATTTTTCTAAAGCTAGGGCTAATATACTTTGTGATAAACTTTTAAGTGCTATTACAGAAATACAAGATACAGTTACTACTAATATAATAGAAATAGGAGATTTGGATGGCTAAAACAAAAAATGTTGACGTTGCAACAAATGATACAGTGTCTGAGGCACCAGTAGTTACAAAAGTTAGTATCGGAGATATCGAGTGGACTGATTTTGTATTACATCAGTTGTCCGATGATGAGAAAATCCAGGGTAATCCTACTACTGATGGTTTGCGTAGAGTTTTTGAAAGAGTTATGAATTGTACTGTAATCCAATCAGACTCTACTGTCGTACAATCCCCCGAGCCTTCAAATGAAAAGCGGGCATCTGTTGTACATTCATTAACATGGTATGATTTAAATTCAGAAACCGATGATGCTTGTAAAATTAAAACGGTGAGTGGGGCTGCTGATGTATATTGGGGTAATTGTGATAAAGCATATCGCAATCATCCGGTAGCTGTAGCAGAAACAAGGGCTGAGGGACGAGCTTTAAGAAGAGCTATGAGATTAAGAAAAGTTGTAGCAGCAGAGGAGCTTGCTGAAAATATTGAGGATGATATTAGTGGTGATAATGTAACAAAAATTACTAATAATCAAATCAATTTTATTGATGTATTAGCTAAAAGATTAGATATTAACGTATTAGAATTGCTTAAAACTATCAATATAGATAATAGTAATATTAAAAATATATTGCATCATGATGCTCTAAGTGTTATTAGAGAATTGTCATCTTATCAACAAAAGACAGATGGCATTCCGGATAATGTTAAAGGGTATCTAAATAACTGGAGTATCATATGAAAGTAAAATATAAAGTTGGAGATAAATTAGAGTTTGAACTTGAGGGTGCTGGCCAAAAAGAAATTTTCAAAGAGCTGGCAACTATTCAAGAAATTTTTGCAGAAGAGAAATGTGGATTGTGTGGTAGTACTAACCTACGATTTGTAGTTAGGAATGTTGAAGGGAATGATTACTACGAATTAAGATGTAATGAGTGCGGAGCTGTTCTTGCTTTTGGACAGCATAAGAAGGGCGGGACACTATTTCCCAAACGAAAAGACGATGACAATAAGTACTTGCCAAATCATGGATGGCATAAGTGGCAGGGGAATAAAGAAAAAGAGTGATGTTATATTTGGGGTGGCGGGGTATAGCACTCAACTATATCCTCCCACACCAAACAATCTGGACCACTAGTCTCTTGCTTATGTACTAGTGCTTGATGCTTACCTTCTTTGAAGTTTTTTAATGTCTTTAAGCATTCTAGATCGCACCAACAGTTGGTAGATAATGTAGGTGTTGGTTGGCTTGGCTGAGTTTGTGTCGAAATTGTTTCTGTTGTGCTTGTTGTAACGCAACATCCTTGATTTGGATCTTTGTACGCTCTATTACTTTCTAATACAATATATCTATTATCATCATAATAAGCATATACATGGTCACATTTACACAACGACACACCCAAGAAGTCATAAACTTTAATCTTTGCTTTGTGTAGAGATCCTTTAATATTAGCTCCATCATTAGACCAAATAGAATATTCTTCATAAAATTTGATATTTCCAGCTTGCGGATCAATTAACTCAGCCTCTGCTGTACCAAATGGTGATAAATTTGATAATAGTCTTGCTACTACAATCTTATTGGATGGAGGAGATACCCACACCCCACGCTCTCTATCCCAACGCAAATCAATAGGCCCAGCGGGCCATGTCTTGGGGTTAGAAAGCCAATTTTTTAAAAATTTGTCTTGCAACCCGTGTCTTCTAAATTTACCCTTCTCTGCATGTGCAGCAGAGTCTATGGCGTTTGGAACAGGTTTCCCTGACGTGTCGTAACCCCAAGCTTGCAGCGTTAATGGGCCCCTTAAAGCATTGTATCTAAAATTTGTTTGATCTTGTTTGGTGTTTTCAACAGCTTCTGAGTTTACAGTAGAAAAATCTATAGCTTTTTCTCCGTAGGTGATAACATTGGTTATAAATCCATCAGTACTGCCATTAATTCTACTTAACCAATCGCTAAGCATAGCTGTGGATGTAACACTATTCAAATACATTTGATGTATGGGTAAGTCATACTGTAATATGTCGTTAAAATAAAATGGAGGAATTTCCAGACGAGGTTTTGAATTTGGGGCTCTTCCGTCACCCAATGCTGTAGAACTTTTGTCTTTAAATTCTAAAAAACTACCTGAATAAGAATGGTACATAGCCAATCTGGGTAACTCTGCATCGGGATCATTTTCTTGATTAGTACTAATGGGACAATATAATAGGTCTAATGAATTAAGAGCAAATCTTTCAAAATGATTTTCTTTGAACCATGTGTTGTGTAAACTATCCTCTGTCATTACAACGTGCTGATTTTTATTATAATTGCCAGGAGTTATTGTTGATGGGGCAGGGGTTACCTCTGGAGGAGCAATTGGTTTACACGGATTACAGGGCGGCGGTAAGGCTGGGGATGTGTCATAATAATCCAAGCCTCCTCCACTATTATAGGTTCTAGTCTTAAGTCTATATCCACCATAAATAAATAAATTAGGAGTGTTTTGACCACCAGCGCCTTTGGTTTTTGAATCTGTTGTAACAACATCTCCAGAAGCACCTCTTTGATCTCTACGCAAACCTTTTTGTTTCTGAATTTCCGAACTAGTCTTATTTATTAACTCTTTTAGTTTTAGATTTTCTAGTTTAAAAAACTTATTAATATAAGACATAGACTTATAATTTCTAGTCCATAAATCAGATAAGTGTCTTCCTGGTCTACCAAACTTAGGAGTATATGTTTGAAAATTATATGTTGTTGTATAGCCACTTTCACCAATATTAATTTGTAGATCTGTTAGTGTTGCAGCATTTCCTCCAACTACGTATCCTATTCCGTAGGATGGTAATGCTGCTACAGTGATAGATCCACTCTCTTGCTTTTGTAGTCCTCGTGGTCCATCACCAGCTATAAGGCCTCCATAATAGCTCATCGTATCATAACCATTATTCTGCAAATTAGAAAAATTCCATGGGGCTAATTCTCTTTCAACCGCTACTTCTGTTCCTCCAACAGGATTGGCCTGGAAAAACCATGGACCATAAACAAAAACATTACTCTTAAAAGGAAGGCAAAAACTATCTGGAGTAATTCTTGGTTTATTCATTTCAAAAATATTAAGATTACTAAATTCTAACATTAGTCCAGTATGATCTCCGTCAGCATCATCACATGCTGCTCGTCTTAGTGGTTCTATGAATTCATCGCCATGTAATGCTATAATTGCAATAGCTCCATTAGAATCCAAAACATGTTTACATTCTTCAGAGTTTGGGGATAGTCCTAATTCACCAGGGCTATCTAATGTTACTAGTACGTATTGTTTATTTTCAATTTTATATAATGATGGATCTATACTAGCTTTTACATATAGTTCCTCGTCAGTTTTTTGATAAAAATTTGTATCTCCAAGCTTACCAAGATCAACATCCCAAATAAGATTATATTTAGATATACCTAATGTTTTATTGAACTTAACAAAAGTTCCTATTCTATTATCATTTTCTGTGAATGGATATAGTTCTGGACCAACAGACAAGCCCATAACTTGATTTTGAAACTTAGGCAGCCATCCACCAGCTATAGAAGGAGAGTCAGAACTATAAAATATTCCACCATCAGAATCTACTTTTATTGTTCCAGATGGAACATTACCGAATCTATCTTTAACGCAAATTCCAACAGAAGAGTCTCCAACTTCAATTAAATATTTTTGACCATAATATTCACTGTATATATTTGACAGCCAATTTCTAGCAATTTCTATTTTTGCTGTAATTTCTGGGGCTTGTCTTTTAATAAAGCTTTCAGATACTGCAAAAGCTTTGTGATCTAATAGGTCTGCGAATGCTTTAAGTGTATTTTCTGCAAACTCTGTCCAGTCTTCTCCTGCTAGTTCTTCAAAAACTTTAGTTCCTAATAGTTCTGTTTCTCCCCCAGCTTCTTCTCCTCCACCAAATGCCCTAGCACAATAACTTAGCCACATATTTGTAGATGTGCACGAAAGAAGCTCTGCCTCTGTAAGCTTGAAGGTTTTAAAATTCAAGTCCAAAGCCTGAGACAGAATAGAACAATCAAAATCCGGGTAGTTCAGATCATCGGGTTCTGTATAATATACTTTTAATCCACTAGCTGTATATCTTTCGCCTAAATATTGATAAACATTACATGCCATAATTTATTCCTTAGATAGGAGAGGGCGGTCCCGGAGGAGGAGGTACCGGTGGTGGAGGAACTGGTGGTGGAGGAGCTGGTGGAGGAGGAGACGGTGGCGGTGGTGGTGCGTATGGATCTTGTGTTGTGGGATCATTACCAACACCCCCTACACCCCTGCCTCCTGTTGTAGGATTGCCTTCACAATTCTTATGTACCACCATGAGATAGTGTACATTTTCACCAATTACCAATTTTTTACTTGGCTCGTATGTTGTTTCTTCTCCATATCGATAGTCTACAGTACCACTACCTCCACAAGCGCTACTAGCAACAGCATTTAAAAAAGTACCAAGTGCTCCATCTGGTGGTACCGATCTTTTATCTATAGGTATAGCAGTAAACGTATTCCCTATAATAGTAACTATGAAATCACAACCAGCCTCATCACAAGCCTGACCGATGATGCTTAGTACATTAGAACTTGTTTCACTAATTTTTAAATATGCTGGACATATGGCGATAATTGCTGATACATCTATGGACATCGTAACGCCACAAACTGGTAAAATACAAGGCTGTCCCTGTAAAGCATTTAAAACATATAACATCGGAATACCGAGATCGTCTTTTAAAGATGCCATAAAGTCTGAGCAGCCTAAATTACATACTGATGGCTCAAGTAGTGCCAATACATTAATTAAATTAGGAGTATTAATATTACAATAATAATCATTCATTATAACAGATACGTTAGATAAGCTTTGTCTACCGTCTGTTAATCTAACATCCCAAATAAAACCCGAAGCCGATTGACTGTAAGTATGATCTGCTAATACTCCAGTAAAATTAAATCCTCCAACAGATATCGTATAAACACATCCTAAGGATCCATTGTATGGAGAACCACACTCAACTAATTTAAGACTCAGAGAAGACTCTTGTCCACCAAATCCTAAATTACATGTTAGATTAACAATTTCGCAGCCAAAGGCTTTGGCACTAGGCATTATCTTTATCCTTGTCTAATATTACTGTAACTGTTTCTTTTGTTGTGTTATAAAAAAATTCTATATTTTGTGTTACATATCCTTTTTTAAATATTTCCACACTGTACTTTCCATAACCTAAATCTTTAATAATCTTATATCCACAATCGTCTAAAGTATAATTTTGACCAATTATTTTATAGCAAGCATCGATGGGGTTTATATTTAATAATACCCCGTTTTTAAATTCTGGATCAGAAAATAATAGCCTATTAGGCGGTTTATTATATACATTTAATAACGATGCGTCAATATCGAACGTGCTTGCTGATTGTATCATAGATAATTCTCTTTCTTTTTCAGAAGAGTCTAAAATCTCTATATCAAAAGAGTCAGTATTAATAAATTCATTATTATAAATTAAAGCGCTACTATTATTGTCTTTAATTTTAAGAATGTATTTACCATACATTAAATTATTTATTGTTAAATGATATTTATCATTAAAATTTAAAGTTCGCGTATCTCCAAACTCATTTGTTAATATTGCAATCAAGGAGCTTTTATCAGCATTCGATACATGACAGGTTATTGACCCAAGCCTATTATTACTCTTTGTAGTTAATGACTGAGTAGTTAAATTTTTGTGTTTATTAATAAACAGTATTGGTTCAATATCTATTGTATTATTATGAATAATGTTTAATATAGTAGAAATATTATTAGAAAAATACAATCCGCTTTTAATAAATACTTGTTTAATTTGAGTATCTATGTAACTATTGTTTGATAATTCATTTATTTTTATAATATCATTATTTTTATAAGCAAAACTATAATCATTAGATATAATCATAGATCCTATAACTAATTTAGCTCGACCACTACCAAAAACATGTTCTAAATTAATTTCTTTATCATTAAATAAAAGCTTACTTTTTACAAAATGTGGGGCCTCTATACCTGGAGATATATAGTAATATTGATATTCTTGATCATTTATAACAATATTTCCATAATCCATACATAGTTTTTGTTCTATTTGATGATTACCATTTTTAATAGATATTTCAGACGAAAGAATATCTGAATAGTCTGAGGATTTACTTAATGGTAGCAGCAATAAATTGTATACTACTTTAGCTTCTACAGGATCAAATAATGCCTTGGTGCTATAATCATTAAATCTACTCACATTAACAGATATTGGTTTTGGTTGACTAATAGTAAAATTTCTAATAATCTCACAATTATTTTTATCTGTAACTATTAATTTATAGTCCCCAGCAACTAACTTATAATTAATAGATGTTTGATTTACTATAATAGGCTGCGGAACGTCTTCTTTAAACCATGCTACTTTATATGGCTCAACACCACCAGTAATATTGCAAGAAACATTGCTCGAAACCCCATTGTACTGTGTAATGGGCTCCCATTTTATTTCTACAGATAGTGGCTTTGTAATAATTCTTATTTCTTTTTTTTCGGCTATACATCCATTTTTATCAGTAACGGATATGTTATAATAATAATTGGGCTTAATTATATAATCATAAAATGTTTGAGATGTATTAATTTTAAAATTATTAATACTTAATATATATGGGGCTAGTCCACCAGACCACTCTATATGCATAGAAATATTATCGTTATAGCACTGTATATCTCCAACATGAACCAAGTCCATAGACAAAGCGTCTGCACAAGATAAGTCAATATCAATAGTTTCTGTTGATTTTTTAAGTAAATTATAAATTTGAAGAGTATATACTCCACAAGATAGATTGTATACTGTTTTACCATAGTCAGCTATCAAAGCATCAGTATTAATATTAGTCCAACTAAAAGATAGTAGACCATTAGATCTATCGATAATGGTAATACTACCAGTTTTCTGATCTATGCATTTAGGCTTAACTGTTTGTATTGAATAAGATTTTGTATTCATTATTTCCTATATCAACAATTATGAGGCTTGGTCCATTCTTTAGATACTCTGAGAGTTCCAGTATTATTTTTTGTTATTGAACTTTGTGTTAAATACCATCCAGATGCACCCTCGCTTGATGCTAGACTGTTTGCTATACCAACAGCACAACCTATTACTCCAGACATATCTCTAACATCACATCCTGGATTTTCTACGGTGGCTGTGACGTTTACTGCTACGGTTTCTTTTGTTGTTGTACCAAGATCCTGTAAAAGTGGCTCACCTCTAAATGGTATAGTAAATTCAGCAAATACGTCGGTAGGATAATTATGAGTAACTTCTGTTTCAACCTTAGTTGCCCCAGGAATACTACAATTTTGAGCTGTTGAATATTCAAAAGAAAAACCTATGGTTCCTTGTCCAAAATTTCTAGTTTCACTCTTATTAACTAGTCTTAATCCGCACTCTTGAGGAGGAACATAACTAGGACATATGCCTAATAGACCTCCGTCAGTACAGTCTCCAGTATCTGTTAAGACACCAGATAGGTACATTGTTGCTAAACCTATAAAAGACCCAGACAAAGAGCTATAAGCACTTTCGGCATTACTTATTCTATTAGTACTCGATGGATGAAATTGTCCATTAGTTATTAAGTCACTAAATGATGTTGTATATAAACCTTCTACTGTTCCTGATACAGTCACATTACGACCAACTTGTGCTGTCTCTGCTCTTGAATCGACGCTAATATCTATAAATGCTTGAGGATACGGCGTTCCTGTTGGTCTAATAATTAAATCACCATTGACAGTTATCGTACCATTAATGGGGTCTGCATCCAAACTTCTAACATGCATATATTTAGGACCAGCATGATATGATCCTAAAGCACTAATTAAAGAATTGGACGTTGATAATCCATTACTAATACTTCCAGACTCTAAAGCTGATAGTCTTCTCTTTAAAACCTCCTCAGCTGCTTCTAGTCCTGTTTTTCTAGATACAGAAGCATCACAACCAACACCACCTCCTGTAGCACTAATATTGAAACTATACTTAGCATGCGCCCTTCCCGCTTTATTTCCACCAGGTATTGAATCGCTAGAAAATGCATCATTATCTATATTCAATGTTATAGATTCTGATATATCTTTGATGATCTCATTAGAAGTCACATAAGAAGTAGCTTTCGCATTAGGTTTTACTACAAGCTCACTCTCATTCTCATACATTTCTAATTCTACGGAATAGGCGGCAACTTGTGTCCAGCTAGGCTCAGGGCCTTCTTCGATATTTACAGATCTAACTGTACCGTATCCATTTACTAATATTGAGCCACTACAGTTAATATTAATAGATACACAATCGCCTTTTTGACCAATATCTTTAAATTTACTCTTTAATTTACCAGCAATGTCGCTAAATCCACCATCAGTAGTATAAACAGTGCCATTTAAAGAAACAATTAGTGAACCACCAATAATTAAGTCGCCAACACGATATTGTTCAATAGATAATGATACAAAAGGAGCAGGGTCTAGTGAGACTCCACCAACAGTTACCGTAGCTCCACCGGGAGGAATATTTTGAACGCTAATATTATCTACAGATGTTTCGTTTTGTACTTTAAACATAGTTTATGACCTTATAATTATAATACTTATCTACCTAATCCAATCAATTCGGTAACTCTTAATTGTATCTTATCTACTAGTCGTTTTTCGTCTTCTGGACTTAATTTATAGCTACTATCTGCTGGAGATGTTAATTCTACTTCTATCTTACCCCCTTTAAAGGTTACTATTTCTGGAATACTTGGTCCTTTAATTTCAATAGATTTAATAGAATCTAAACCTCTAATAAAAGTATCAACATGTTTTCCAAAAGCGCTAACGGGACCACCTAATGCAGGGAAAACTCTTGCTAGATTATTTATAAGAGCTCCTAAATTAGCAGTCTCAGCACCAAAAGATTTGATAAAGCTGTCAAATACTGTGTTGGCACTAGTCATATCAAATCCCATAGCCTTACCAAAAGATTGTGCCACGTTCATAACATTACTTCCTCCGCCAACCTTTCTATATATTGGATTAATAATTCCTCCAGATTGAGCATATGAAACTCCGCCCATACTGGGGGCGCTGCCAATACTTCCATTATTAATAGCATTTAATAGTGGTAAGTGTTTATTTGTCGCTTGTTTATTTACAACATATTCTCCACGAGTTAACATTGCTGGAATAGTATCTGTACCCTTGGGTTGATAATTTACTAAAACAGAACCACCAGAGGATAAGTATTTGGGTTTAATAACATTGTCTAGATGGCTTCTTAATTTTTTCTCTTCTAATATTTCTGGCCTATAAGCAGCTACATCATTCATATTAACTGCAACGTCTCCAAACCTATGCATACGATTATAATATTTTTGATATCCAAACCATGAAGAATTCTCTTGGGTACTATTGTCTTTAAATGTTGGAATATTCTCAAATAATAATTTACCCAGATCAGATAATAATGGAGTGTATTGCTCGGCTTCGGATCGTTGAAGTGTCTCATCATTAAAAATTGCTTGAGCTTTTTGTTGTACTCTTTGATGAGCTAATTGAATTTTCTCTTTAACGTCTTGACCTAAAGATGGAGATGCTGCTGGGGCTTTGGGAGGAACTACTCCTGGCTTGTCTCCACCAGCACCAGCTGCTTCAATATCCTTAGCTTCCACAGACTGCATATCTAGATGTTTTTTCAAGTAAATAAAATTTGGATTACCGAATGGTGATGGCATAGTTGGGAAATTTGAAATTTCGCCAGTATATTTGCCTCCGAGTCTAGCTACTTGTTGTTTAATCATTTCATATGGCTGTTGATACTCTGTAAATAGTCCAGAATATCCAGCAAAGAATCTATCAACAGTATCTGCTGGTATTTGTTTGTCAGCAATTTCTACCTGATTTGCTCCCCTGTAAATTTTAGGCATTCCATTATTATCAATGGTTTGCACAATAGTTTTATTAGCATTTGGATCTGGCTTATTTACTAAGTCGGCAACAGGCTCTGTGCCATAGCTTCTTAATGAATCCCAGAATTCATATGGCTTTTTAAGAGTTTTTAATCTATCTTGTATACCTTTTGCTGCTTTGTGATAAGACGTATCTGGTGTTGTTGCTTTTAAATCTTTTGAACTTAATGCTTCTAGTCTTGCTTGTCTTTCGCTTACATTACGATCCTTATTAAAATTAAGAGTGTCTACTAAGAATTCTAAAAATTTAGTTTCTCCAGATAATGGCTTATTGTCCTGACCCATGAAAGGCTGCGCTGCTGCGTCACCAATTTCTGTATTTGCTCCGTTTAATAGATTAGCTCCTGCTGCAATTTCTCTCATTAATCCTGGAGTAATAGATTCTCTATTATTAATGGTAAATGTGTCAAGATTTTTAATTCTATCCAAAGTATTAACATCTGCTAAAACTGTATTTCTAACTTCTTCTGGGGTTCCGGGTAGTTTATAGTTGTCGTCAATTCTTTTCCATTGTTTAATGTCTTTTGGTGCTATTCCACCAAAAACCTTATCTAAATTAGCTCTCTTCCAAGTTGTATATCCTTGTCCAAGTTTTTTACGTAAACTAGTAATTTGTTCTTCTTCTGTTTTCCCTTCTGGTTTATTATCTATAGTTAGTTTCTTAAATCCTGGATTTACTTTTTTATATATGTTAGGATTACCATCTGCCATTTGTCCAGTATACAAGCCCATAGCAGCAATAGCATTCTGATAATTCTTTATAGTTTTTGGCAAAACATATTGTTCTTTGGATCTATTATCAGTTTGTGACGATGTAACCCCCTTAATCTGTTTAAGGAATGCTTGCTTATAATTTTCTACAAAACTATCATCGTATGCTTTTTCTGTTGTTTGCAAGTTCCATAAACCAAACTTATCTGCAAAACTATCGGTGGTAGGATTAGCACTTGCTGTACCATACATATTTTGTAGTTTATCCAAATTCCACGATAAACTACTATTAACAGATGGTAGGGACTGTGCAATAGTTGGATCTATTTTTTGTATCCAAGCTTTAAATTGTTCATTATTTTCTGGTATTTTTTCTTTAATACCAAGAGCACTACCATAATTCTTTAGCATTGTACTGATTAATTCATTAGTATCTCTAATGTATGGTCCAGACTCTCCGACAACATTCATCGATCCGGGTCTGCCATATGCCATATCAAAATTACTAAAAGTTTTGAATGGATTAATATGGGCTCCACCCTTTAATGGAGTATTAAATAATACGTATTCCATAGATGGAGAAGATTCAAATTTAACGCCAGCACCAACACGATTTTTGTATAGTTTATCTAATACTTCTTGTTTTTGTCTTTCTAATAGTTTAACAGAGTCTGAGTCTCTGCCTTCTTTTTTAATTTTCTCTGCTATATCTTTGTCAATTTTCTGCATTTGTACAGTAGCTTGATTTCTTTCTTCTTCGCTAAGAGTACCCATTCCAGTCATCATTTGGAGTGGATTGTTTTGTAAATCTTCTCTGTTTTCCCATCTGGCTCTCATAGTCCAATACTTCTCAAGCTCAGCATCATATTTATCTCTTTGCTTATTAAAGAAATCCCATGCTTTGCTAGATTCAATAATGTTATTAGCTTTGGATGTTTTTTCTTCTAATTTACTGACTAATTTTTTACGGTTATCTTCAGAATCTCCAGGGTATCCATACTTGGTTAGTAAATCATTAATAACCTTTTGTGCAGCAACTTTATCTTCTTTGGTAACTCCAGTAATACCAGCAGATCCAGAGCCACTAAAGTTTTGCGACTTAAATTTACTATCAGATAACTTATCTCGTAAATGTTTTTGTAGCATTTTACTTTGTGTTGTAACCTGTTGTGCGGCTTCTGGACCTCTTGATATTGGACTGTTATCTAGGTCTGGTATGGATCCGCCAGCAAAATCTTTAAGATATCTAGATTTTAATTCATTAAACTTATTAATAACTAAACTATTCTCATCAGTATCTGTACCAGCAATATCCTGTTGAACAACACCAAATTCTCTTAAGTATTGTTGTAATGCCTGTTCGTTCGTTTGTTTTTTCTTATCTGACGGTATTGAAGATAGTGGAGTACTAAGAATAGATGCATTTCTCGTATACGCATTAAAATCCATTTTACCATCACTTTTCATAGCTTTGGCAACAATGGCTGGAAATGGCTTTCCGTTCATATCAAAAATATCTTCTCCGTCAAATTTGTCTTCATTATTTCCTTTAAAGCCAAAATCTTGTGGTTTTGGTATTATTGGACTGGTAACATTAAATGCTGGGAAAGTATTTCCATCTACATTCGGTATTCCAAGATTATTTTGTGCGATATAATCTCGTTCTAATTTTTTACGTAAAGCATTTCTTTCGTCAATATCCTTTTGCATATCTGGGGATATTGTCTTGGCATCTGACACTGTTTTGAGTTTCTCGTCGAGCTCTTTAAGTCTCTTATTTGCTTCTTCTCTTTCTTGTGCTCTTAACAGTTGCCCACGATCAGAGCCATCACCCAGTTCATATTTTGGTATTTTTGCTCCACGAGCAGTAAAGTTAACCGCCCCCATAGGATCTTTAAGTCCCATAGCTTGTGCAAGTTGCATCTGACCAAACATATACTGATTGTCTTTGGTAGCAAATTCTTCAGTTCTATCTCTTTGCGTTGTCTCATAAGCTCTCTTTGCTACTTCCGCATTAATTTTCATCTCTTCAATTGGGTCTGCCGACCATGTTGGTTTTGGTAATGGTCCTCCAGTAACCGGACCAGATGATCCAGAAGCTCCAGCATCTGGTGGCATTGGTCTTTCTCCAAAAACAGCATTATATGCAGCAGAACCGATACCAGATACAATAGGCAGTGCTTGAAAAGCAAGACTAGTATAGCTTAATTTTCTCAATACATCCCACGCTTTTGCTGATGTGGTATCTCCCTTTATTTTTAATTTTTCCCAAGCCCATTTACCAACAACATCTTTATAAGACGGACCCTTGGGGGCCTTCTTTTGTTTTATTAGGAGTTTCCCCTTCCTCTTCGGATCAGGTAAAACATTAAGACCCTGCTTTTTCAGAAGATCTAGTGCTTCGTCTTGACTAGTAGCCTCTATTGTGTCTCTTACTTCTCTTCCAGTTCGTGTGTCTAGGGCTTCATATATAAAAGTGGATTTTGGAGGCGTTTTTCCTGCTGCTGGAGCAGGTTTTGGTTTCGTTGAACCCGAAGGTTTTTTGGGTTTTGTTGTGTCAGAAGACTTGGGCTTGTATATGCTAGGTTTACCCTTCTCTACACTACGGCGACTAGCCAAAACATCCAAACCTTGCTTTTTAAGAAGTGCTATCGCTTCCTCTTGACTAACCGCTTCTATCGAATCTCTTACATCCATTCCAAAAGTTTTAGAACCAGCTCGTGTATCTCTAGCTTCATATTTGAAAGTAGATTTTGGTTTTATTGGGACTATTGGTGAATCCGCCCTTGGTTCTGCTGGAGTAGCTTCTGGTTTTGGTGCGACTGGTTTGGGAGGAGCTGCTGTTGGCTTTGTGTCTGACGCTTGTTGAGCAACCGCAGCTTCATTTGGAGTTTCTGGAGGTTTAGTTTTGGTTCCGGTTTTAGCTGCTTTTGCTTTAGCTGCTTTTCTAGCAGCATTAGCTGCTTCACCTACTCTAGCCTGTTCAAGTAATCTTGCACGTTCTGCCATCATTTCTGGCGTTGGATTAACAACAGCCTCACCAACCACCCTCTTGGATTTTTGAACAGTTTGTTCTGTACCGTCTTTAAATAATGCTAAACTTCTATTAGTAATTTCATTAGCATTAGCGATAGGAATACTATTGGGAGAAAGTTTAATAGCATTAGATGTAATAGCGCCATTCTGTAACATTTTTGAGCTTACTGAGGTCGCTTTACCAAAAGCTGATGTCATACCCTTTCTGATCATATCATCAGCAGCAGCACCTCCCATTAACTCAGCACCAAAGCCTATCCACTGTCCTCCTGAATATGATTCTGGACTAGCCTTCATCTTGTCCATAACTCTCTTCTTCATAGATGCTGGAATATATTTATTCCAGATATATGAATTTATATCTTGTCCTATTTGATCTCCAAGCATACCTCCAGTAAAGCCTAAAGATAATGCTCCAGCGGTTCCTGTAACG